CAACTTCTTCTGCCGTCTGCAGATCTTCATACATCCAAGAATGGTTCAGAATGTTGCAGATCAAGCTGATTGCATCTGAAACCATTGACGGGCTTTCAAGCAAATCAGCAAGCGTGACGCCTTCAGCAATCGAGCGGATTTTTTCGGGCATAGGCAAATGCGGCGGGCTTAGGCGTTGAGTCATGATTTGTTTTACTAAAAAGGCAGAAGTAGTTGGCACTCAAAATTCTTCTGGATCTACAAATCGGTAGTAACCACGCCTAATTGCTCTTTCTATAGGGGCATTGTGCCATTTAGAGAAAACGCTTTGCACTTGTGATTCAAAACGAGTCGCCGGATTGCTCGCCTTGCCTTGTGGCATCAACTCTTTGTCGTGTGCGGTCAGCTCTGTCTTCAGCTTCAAGAATGAGCTTAGTGTGGCTATGTGAAACTCATCGCCAGAACAAAAAGATCTGAAATCTTCAAGGTTTGCAAGGATGAGAGCCCTGATGTCGCCGATGGTGTGAAAATCACGCATGCGGCTATTTTGATGATCTAGCTGCGCGTGATGCGCGATTCGTGCATCAATGAGCTGGCTGATGAAGTTGATCTGATCTTGAGTGAACATTGCATAAATGGCTGAGTGCTGCGGAAGGCCCCGAAGGGCCCGGTGGCGGCGGTGAGCGTTAGGCGGCGACCCAGCCAGATGCGATGCGGTCGCGGTACATGTTGCGGGCATTGCCGAGGAAGTGATGGCCCTCCCAGATGGCGTACCAGCCGCCATTGGCTGCTGTTACCCAGCGAGTGACGCGGACCGCTTTCGGATTATTCGCATCAGCGGACTGGGGCGCAAACTCCCAGCGCTCAGCGCCGTACTTAGCAGTGGTGCCGGTGATGGTGAAGCTCATGAATGGTGAGTGATGAGTGGTTGCCGGGCCAACCGGCGATGCAGGCTTAGTCAGGCCCTGTTGCGCTCGGGTTTAACGGCCTCGTGTGCGCTGTTCGGCCGGCGGTTGAGTTTTACGAGTGGGCCGCTCCCCTCGTACTAACCATTATGGCACACCACACAGCAAAGCGCGATAGGCAGGCGGCCTCTGACACCTTGGCAATAGGGGCAGCGGATAAAAGCTCCCGCCTTGGGAGCACGGGTGTGTCTCGTGATCAGTTTCATCAGTAACAGTCGCGGTCGTATTGGTTGATAGCGGCAAGCCCAGCGCTCTCAAGCTGCTGCATATGCCAGCAGGCATGATCATGAGCAGCCATTAGCTTTACCAAGCAATTTCCAGCATCAGCCGCCGACGCCTCAACGCTGGTCGCTGCCGAGTCCCACCCAGCACGATTTAACGCCTGCCAGATTTCGTTGATTTCAAGCTGAAGCTGATCTTGGTAGTTCATGGGGTAAAGCAAAGCGCAATAGGCGGGCGGCCTCCGATACGGTTTCAGCTGCAGCCACCGCGACTGCAACACCGCGCGCGTCCTTGCGGATAGCGCCGACCGCTAAACAAAAAAAGGGAGGCCGTAGCCTCCCATGTGCTCAGTCCTCGAGTTCGTACTCCAGATCCATGCAGGCTGAGATGAGGGCGTCGAGCAGCTCGTTGCCACAGAGCTGATCCCACTGATCTTCAGTGGTGCCGTCACGCAGTGCCTGCAGGGCGGCTGCAACGGATTCAGCAGCGCTGATCACGTTGGCCGTCTGGGCCAGAGCCTCAAGGGCAGTGCGGGTATTCATCTGTCTAGGTGCGGTGTGATGCCGGGATCGCTCCCGACTCGTTCATTGTGGCATGCCACAGGCGGATCGCCAAGTCCACGAGCGGCGCGCTGTCGCCTGGCTTACGCCAACCCGCACAGCTCAATCGTCTGCATCGGCCTCCACCTCAACCACTTCCTCGCCTTGTTGCGGCAACATCGAAACCATCATGCCGCCACCACGCTCTTGCTCGGTTAGCTCAATCTCGCGCTCAATGTCGATTTCTGGCAGCACTTCGCCTTTCTTCAGCATCTCAAGCAGCGTTTGATGGGTGATCGCACCGTTGCTCCATAGCTGCATATACTGCTGGATCTGGCCGGAATCTAGAACCTGCAGGTCAAAGTCTCGATCAAGCATGATCTCAGGCGCTTCAATGCCGATATAAGCGCCAGCCATGTCCATTGCCATCTGCAGCGAATTTTGCAGGTTCTTGCTGACGATGGCTATCAGGCTGTCTGAGTCTGTACGCGAAAGGCGCTTGCTCTCAGCCGTTTCACCCGCAACCTTCTGTGAAAATAGCGTGCTAATCCCAAGGTTTGACATTTGAGACTCAAGCTGAGTGATGAATGATTGCTGCGCGTCGAAAGCTGAGCTGGCAGGTTCGACGTAGCGGCCATCTCCCTCAGGAGGAAGCATGATCAAGCTATTTGCCGACAAGCCGATCGGGCCGGATTCATCAAAGCCCTTCAGCATCAAAATCGGCAAGGCGGCAACGTGCAAGCTATGGCACAAGTCAGCCACTCTTTGCGCGTGACTGATGTTCAGGTTTGCAATGGGCAGCAACGGCGGCTTGCTAATAAACTCCGACACCTTTTGGCTGTAGGTCGGTGCAAGCGGAATAATCCCAAGGCTGCTTTCGCCTTCCTGATAAATCACCCAGCCTTCATCGTCGTTTCCGCGGCGGTACACACGCCAGCGGCCAGGCTCAAGCACACGCACCTGGCGCACAAGCTCATCACCAAACTCGCCTAGCGGTTCGCTAATCACCTCATTGATGCGCACCATTGTGATTGGTGCGATTGGGCTGTCACCATCCTTTCGCCAACCCAGAATCTGCTTTGCATCAACGTGGATGAAGTAAGGACGCAAACCAAGCATCCGTTCTGCGGCCAAGTTCGGCGCAGGCTCAGTGCTCGGATAATCAACCATTGTCGCAGCGTGGCCATATAGCAGGCTGCTAATCACAAGACGGCGTGCATAGTCGTCGATCGTGGTGCCGTAGCCGTCAACGTTACGGGCGAAGTCCTCCCAGAACGGGTCAACCTCGCCACCCTCATCTTTGCTCACAAGCTGGATTGGCTTACGCAGCAGCAGACCAGCTGCCTGCTCAGCAATACGAGTCGTGAATGGCGAAAGCGTCGCGTGATAAATCCGTCGTCGCCATGTTTCCTCGTCTTCCTCTGGCTCTCGCGGGATGTAGGTATCAGCGTGCAGCCGCAGTGCTTGCGTACCACCAACGCATACGTCAATCGGGAACCATTGCTGGCTCATCTCCAAAACCGGACCCGCCAACCAGCTTGGATCGTTACCAGGGTTGCGCTCAAGCGTCGGATCAAGCGGCTCCTGGCCGTTGAACACGCCTGAGGGATACGGGTGGTGGGTCACGTCTTGCCTAAACTCCGCGTCACTTCAGTCTACGTTTGCGGTGCCGCCAAACTGAGCACAGCATTATTCACAGCGATGAATGATTGGCGCACTGCTCGTGAATTCACGATTGAAGCAGCAAAACGAGAGATCATGCGTTGCAATGACCTAGAAAAGCTTCGCCACCTCTGCTTTAACTTGCTGCTTCAAACCGAGGCACTCAAGGATGTGATCGGTGAGAAGCTGCTAAACGATTAGCGCAATCTACGCCTGCCGAGCATCTTGCTCTTCTCGCTGATGCGCCTTTGGATCTGAGCGCGATCACCGCTTGCTGTTTGCCATGGCTTCACCTGATTAAACGCACCGAGGATCAGGTAGCCAAGGCCATCAGTCCAGTGCTCAATGCCTGCCGATTTATCGATCACGTAATCTTGCGTGCCTTCCTTGTACGTGACGTTTTTGAGCGCCTTGATCGTGTGCTTACAACGCGGGTGGATGAATAGGCGGATTTGACCGTCGGCGGTTTTTACCATCCAATTCGTGCTGTTGATTTTGTCTTTTACCGCCCAAGGGTGCTTGGGGCTAATGCACTGGAAGCCGTAGCGGCGGATTATGCCGTGGTCAGTTTCGCCTGCTGCGCTGGTTTTACGCGCTGATCCTGTTGGGTCTGGGTATGCGACGATATGACGACCAGGGAATTTTGCTTTAAGCATCGCGCACACCTCATCGGTGTTCGACTGCTTCACAGTGATTTCATCCCAAATATGCAGAGTGTCACCGACACGACTGCCCAGAACGCCAGCCATGACACCAACGTTGAAGTCAGTTCCCCAATAGATTTCTCCGCCGATGTCTTTGACTTCTGCCGAGATGTTGTCGTCGCTGAAGTCGGGGTAGACACGACCCGAAAGCGTCTCGAATGAGGCTAGATACTCTTGACGAAAAGTGCGATCGTCTAGTGTGCGCTTGGCCGCGGCCACCTCTTCTGGCGGAACGTTACCACCATCGATGGTGGTGAAGCTAAAGGTCTTCCAGTCTTCTAGGTTGGCTGCTTGCTCCCATAAATCGTGAAACCAATTAAGGCCGGCTGGTGTTGTAATAAACCATGCTGGGCCACCTTGATCGGACAGCGCAGGGCGTAAGACCATTTCCCACGCTTCTTGCTTGACGTAGGCCGCCTCATCAACGATCAGGCTGCTGAGGCTGACGCCGCGAAGGGAGTCGGCATTTTCTGCACCCTTCAGGGCAATAATGCTGCCATTGGCTAGCTCGACTGAAAGTTCGGCCTCGTTCTTCTTGGCGAACATCTCGACAGGAATCATCGAGCGCAGCTGCCGCCATGCGATCTGCTTGGCGGACTTGTAGTTCTGCGTGCAGTACCAGTTGAGTGTCCCTGGATTCTCAATTGCCCAGGCAACCAGCCGAGCAATGCAAAGATAGGTTTTGCCAAAGCGACGACCTGAGCAGAGCAGCTTGAAACGCTCGGGGCTATCCCACACCTGCCGCTGCGGGCCGGTGAGAGAGGTGTAGAGGTGCTCAGCAAACGGAGTCCAGTCGCGTTCATCAGCTGCACTGATCGGCTCTTCAAGCAGAAGCCCACCAGGGCAGGCATCAAGTATTGAAGGCATCGAGCGCTGCGCGTTGGATGGCGGCCTGCAGTTGCTTGCGCTTGTCTTCTACCAAGTGCATAGAGCTGACGACGGTGCAGGCAGTAATGCCGTCTTCAGTAAGACAGACGCGGATGCAGTCGTCCTCGAGATGCTCTAAGTCCATCACTTAGCGCCAAGGCCGACGAGTTCAGTTTGAAGGCGAACGCAGTTAACGGCGACCATGAGCTGGCCACGGCGAGCTGCTTGCTGTTCGTAGTTGCGAAGGCGACCTAGGACTTCAGCGAGGAAGGCAGGGCGGGACAGTTCAGCGTCTTTTTCGAGCTGAGCGCGAGCCTTTCGGATGTAGTGATCAGCCTGACGATCACCGACGCCCCAGTTTTCGGAAACGAATTGACAGATTTCGCCACGGGACTTTCCATCGCAAAGGAGGCCGTAAACCGTCTGTGTACGGAAGAGGGTTTCGCTTGCGGTACTTCTTGCCACTTTCGAAGTATTTCTTGTTGTTCAGGGTAAAGGTTGCATAGTGCTAGGGGAGGTTGGCGGGTGATTCAGCCCAAAGGTTTGTGTATGTGTGATGAAGGGTGTGGTTTTTGTTGTCGCGGTTAGCAAGGCGGTATAGCCATTCAAGTGCCAAGACGCGGTTGTTCATGGCTTCGATGTCTTCAGCACCGGGTTTGGTTGGTGTGGTGCGGAGGTTTTTCGCGGCTTGCTGTGGAGTTGTCATTTGCGGCACGTAGCTGGTTGAGATTAGGTTCGACGAGGTGAAAAGAGGAGACAAAACCGCAGTTGCCATCAAGGCAGACGCGGATGCAATCGCCTTCTAGCTGGGTGATGGTTGGCTCTGCTGTCACGCGTTCGTATGCGCGTTGAATGCGTTCATGGTGCAAGTCGATAGCACATTTGACAAGGAAATCG